CTCCCCACATATCATATTTATTAGCCCATATGCCGACAGCCATAGGATAGTCTGCTTCTTTTTTCTTTTTACCCGAAGGCCATCTATCAGCAACAATAGTATCTACTAAAAATTTCCATGCTAATTGATGGTCTAAATTAGAAGGAGAATCTAAATGTCTATGGTCTATCATAAAAATAATGTATTTAACTCTACGCTTTTGCATATCCTTAACCCATTCTTTCCAATAGATTGCTTCTCCTCCTAAGTCAGCACTTTTGATTGTATGAGAATCACCATCAATTTTTACATTCTTTCTAGTTGCCCTATGTAAGCCAACCGTTCTATCGTTTATTGTGGGTACTTCTCCCCTTGTTCTAAGTTGATGACTCAAGGTTGTTTTACCAACCATTGTTGAACCATATACTCCAAAGTTAATTGCATGGACTCTTTTATAAAACCCAATAATTGCTTCACCAACAAGAATAGCGAAGCCAGTCATTATAGACATTCATTCAACCACCTAAAAAATGCTCTTTGCTCTTGCTATAAGCCAACCCATTATATTTATGTCAAAAACTCCCATAATATTACCTATCAAAAAAGCCGATAGTGCAATACAAGAACCCCAAAAATACATTTTCATTTTAATGAAAAACATATCTGCTGAATGCGCCCGACTTTGATTGTAAACATAGTCGGACTCACTAAAGCCCATTATGTCGCCAAAGACCAATTAATCACAACCTATTGCTGTATGGTTGCTAAAAATTCGTTGCTTATTGTGTTGTCCTCGTAGTCGTCAGCCGTCATAACATTAGTGCGCCAATTTTCACGCCTTACTGTTCCATACTGCTTCATGCTCTCTTGTAGTTTAGACTTAATTTGTTCTTCTCTTTGTAGTCTTTGAAAGTGGTTTTCTATTTGTCTATCTAGTAGTCTTATCTCAATCTTATCATTTAGTGATAAATCAAATAGTGCTTTCATAACCATGATACCACCAACTGTAATAAGGCCAAATAAAACAGAATGCGCTAATGCTCCATAAGGGAAGTTTAACCCATAAGCGGAGTAAAAATATACATTTGCTCCACTAACTGTTCCGACAAATAAAATTGTCATAATCAATCTTGTGTCTTGACTTAGTGCCGCCATAATAAAACCTCAATTGAACTCAACGGAAACATGAGCAGTAGAACTACCAGTGGCCGTTATTTCTAGGTATATACCATTCCGGCATAAAACTCCATGCATGTCTGCTTCAAGATTATAAAAATTATCAACAGCGTGATTAAATCTATAAATTTCAACCCCGCTATTATCAGTTCCGTTGAAAACTTTAATCGTCACTGTACCACTGTTCACCATAGCAACAAAATGAATACTAACTAATTTAGCACCTTCATTACTCACTATTGCGCTTGATGATAAAACACCACTACTTCTGCAACCTCCTATTCCTGTCATACTAACACCTGTTCATTTGATGGAGAAAGACTCCACCTATTTAATGTAGCGATTACTCTTTCTTTGTTTTAGAAGGAGTTTTTGCCTTTGGTTTAGGTTTTGGTTTTGGTTTTGGTTTAACTTTCTTAGGCAAAAGTTCATCTGCTAATTCTTTAGCAGTGGTAATATCTTTACCAGTTTCTTTACAACCCAATAAGACTATTTTTTCATCTAGTGCTAACAACTCCTCTCGGTCTTCTTCATTAAACACAAAGAAATAATTAGGGTCGGAAAGACGAAGAACCGCCCATTTTACTGAAACGGTTTCTTCATCTTTCCTTGTAATTTCTTTCTTTGGTGTAATGTTAAGTCTACCGATTTTAGAATCATCAGTTAATCTAACTGTTACCAATTAAATCCCCTCAAAGGTTGCCCCAAACTCTCAATCTAACAGAGCCACCGTTGCCATCATCGGAAACAGTAGCGTTTGTTCCATCAAGTGAAGTAAACATAAGAGCAAGTGAAGTGCTTGACTCATAAGCCCCTGTTGCTGAACACTCAATTTGTGGTTGTATTCCGTTAGCGTTATCAAAACCTGTAATTGTTGCACAATGTATTGTAGATAATCCAAAGTCAGCCGCAGGTATAACTGAACCTGCCGCAACAATAGATGTTACATCAACTAGTGCATCAACAACATATTCATCACCGCATACTTTAGGTCTAGTTACTCCCTTGTGGTCTGCTAGTAAAGTTACTGTAAATGCCAATGCCATTTAAATCACCTACTGTCCAATAGCCATGAAATAAACTACATCACCGCTTACACAATGAATAGCAACATCACCGCTTGCTAGTGGTAAATCTGCATTAACTACTGCTGCTGCCGCTTCTTCCGCAGTTCCCTTATGGGTAAATACAAGACTTTCAACTAGTGATAGTCCGGTTTCGATGTTTCCATCTGTGCTATCCGAAGTAGTTTGACCGCAAACTATCTTTCTGTTTCCTTCTAAATTCATTTCCAAATGTATTACTGTCGCAAATGCCATATTATATCCTCTCCTTTATTCTCCTTACTGTATGTTTGTTATCTTTCCTTGACCCTTGAAGAAGGAACATCCGACTTCACCAATTGTTCGATACAAAGCCCTGTTACCTAGAGTTCCGACACCGAATGGGTTTCCATTAGCGATACCATCTTCAAAGTA